CTGCGTTGTTGGCTTGATTCTATTTTAGACGGCAAATTAAAAGATTTACCGCCTAAGATCCCTTGCATAGTTCTTGAAAGTGGACTTGGTTCAATTCTTGCAGGAGAAATAGTTTCTTTTTTAGCTGCGATTGGTGTAATAGCAACTGGATTAAGGATTTTTTGTCTGCGAGCAGAAACATATTCGCCACTTTTAGGCTTAACTTGAACTATTTCTTTTGTGCTTGTATCACTTTTTGTAAATCTTTTTCTTCTTTCAGATACATACGCCATTTTATCAACTCCTTAATTTAATCCAGGTCCAATTGGAACGCCATAATTAATCCTGCCACTCGAATCTATTTTAGTATATCTATTTGGGTATTGCATTTCTATAACATTCATAATATCGTCAAACTGTCTATCTGTTACATTTTGACCGTTAAGCCACTTTTCAATTTCTCCAATAGTATAAAGAAACGAACCGTTTGCATCTTTGGCATTCATATTGGACTTGGCTTGAGCTGTTATTTGTGTCGTAGTGTAAGTTGGTTTCTCTGAAGAACCTTTCTTGCCGCTTGAACCTTTCCCTCCACCTGAGCCACTTTTAGCCCTTGCCGCTTGCGCTGTTGCCTTAATGCTATCTAAGTTATAGTCTGCTGTCTTGGTACCAACTGGAATATTTAAAGCGTTTGCAATCGATTGGTCTGCAACCCCTTTTAACTTCCACAAATCAATCGCATTATCAAAAGCTTTTTGGTCTGCTGCTGTTTTTATTTTAGCCGCTCCTGATTGTAATGCTGCCTCTGCCGCTTTTTGGTCTGATACTTTTTGATTAATAGCCGCTTGGATATACGGCAATCTTGGATCATTAGGATTAGCTGTCTTAATTTGGTCTCGTAATGCCGATATATTGTTATAATTAGCTGCAACAAGAACTTCAACTTCTTTAGCCATTGATTCTGTTGCTTTGTCTTTTAAATTAGAATCAGTAATGGCTTGATCATTATTGGCTGCCTGCTGTGCTAATGAGTTAGAAAACGAATCTTGACCGCGGTTATAATTTATCGTGTCCATATTAGCACTATTTGCAACTAAGTCTTTTAATCTAGCACCTTGATTCTGTGCGCCCTGAATGTCACCTTCTAAAATAAGGTTTGAAATGTCATTTCTCAAGCTTGTTTCTTCATCTGTCTGCTGCAAATTAATATCATTTAGCCTTTTATCTGCATTGCTGTTTGTATCAAGTGCCTGCTGTCTACCAATTCCTCCACGGTCACCGCTATTAGCTGACATTTCTAGTGCAGAACGTAATTCATTACCTCTGCCAACTTCTACATTGTCCTTCTGCGGTTGGTATTTAGCCGATGTGCCTTTTATCTTCTCATTCTTATTGTTTATGCTCTGTTGGATTGCTGCCTTTAAAGAGGTCGCAATGGAATCGTAGCCGCTATTAATCATTGCTGAATTATCAACGGCTTTAGGTGCTTGATTACCTACTGCTTGTGCTAAAGAGTTTCCGTTTCCTTGTGTCATGCTTGAAGGCGCATTATAGCCGTTTGGTGTATTTATTAAGTTTGCGTATGGTACTGGTGCGCTGCCGACTCCTGCCGCATTTTCGGGTCTATATACTGAATTTGGACCTAATTTATTATAATCAACTGGCGCTGAAGCAGAACCCCAGCCATCTTTTAAGGCTTGTTGCACCGCTTCGGGTGAAAATGTTCCGCTACCGCCTAAGCTATCGTTTTTCATTTGATACCATCCGCTGCTATCTGCTGTAAGCCCTGCGGTTTTTATTGCGGCTGCTTGTGCAACTGCTTGTCTATCTTCACTTTGTTTTTTAAGGATTGCGTAACCTTGCTCAATTTGTTCACGTGTCATTGCCATTCTATCAACTCCTTTTTGTATAAAATAAGAGGGCTAAATTAATAGCCCTCTCTAATTAAATCTACTGCGTATAATTATCCGTATGTTCGTTAAACAAATGTATAAAATTTATTAACCTTTTCAATTTTAGCACCAAACGGTATCTCATCTTTGTATTTTTCTATCTGTTCTAAAAGCACTTTTGAGCCTATAAACAAAATTCTACCAATACCATCTAGATTAAATTGCAAAGTCAAAACTTTATCATTGTTCGATTTTTGATATTTACTATCCGAAACCTTGTAACCAGTAACTGTTATCTCCTTACCCAAAATTTCATCTATCTTTATTTTGTCACCAGTCATAATATTAGTTTCTGTGGCAAAATCTGAAAATCTTTTCAAATTATCACCTCTTAAACTACATAATCTTCTCCTGTGATGTCCTTGAATTGCCCAATTGTTATTTTACTTTTAACTACCGCTAATTTGCATTGAATTATTGTTGCCATACCTTTAGTATAAGCCATTTTTAGCCATTCAAACATATTTCACACCCCCAACATCAAGTCTGTTATTTTTTGACCCATAGCTTGTAAATCATCTACAATCGTTCCAGTTTGTACTATTTGCTGTGCTGTTTGGATCTTCGTGTCATTTGTTTGTTTTTCGTCAATCTGCATTATCCCCAAGTCAAACAAATTACCAAAATTGTTAGCAATAAAATCCTGAATATTGTCTCTGTCAGGAATGAATACATCCGTTTCGTCAAATCTGAACTGCGTTTCGTCTGCTTCCTGATGTATTATTGTTTCTTCTGTAAAATTTCTTCTCAGCGTAATACGTCTTGTGCCGTTTTCTGTTTCTCTAACCCAAATTGCATCGGGTATAAAATTACAATAACCTATCATAAGTTCACCAACCCTTTCAAATATTTTTGTTTTCTTTACCATTAACTGTTAATTTAGGAATATTAATTATTTTCTCCATTGACCATCCATTTCTAATTCTTCTATAAATGGCAGTTTGTGATAATCCTGTTATTTTTATTAGTTCTTTCACACTCTTAGAAGTTGCAATGTTATCACTCTTATTATTGTTTTGTTCAACATAAGTAGACCATTGACAATTTTCTTTACAATAATCTTTATTTCCATTAATTCTGTCAATAGTCAACCCATCCAAATAACCATGTTTCATGTCTTCCCAGAATCCTTCAAACTTTTCCCAATTTATATCATACGTTATGCCTTTGCCACCATAATTAGAATAGTGAATACTTTTAGGGTTATCACATCTAACTTTCATTTGTTGCCATATCTTATAAACTCTTGTATCACTCATACCATGTGTAGTTATATAGTCGGATGTTTTTTTACTTAGTCCATGCCTTTTTAACTCCCTACAAATCGTTTCGTTTCCAGATTTTAATTCCTTACAAATTTCAGTCATTTTTAAACCTTTGATAATATAAAGATTGTATAATGTATCATAATCTATTGTTTTCTTTTCCATAATAACCTCCGTAATCAATTAATCAATTAATAATATAATTATACCATATTTAAGCAGCAATGTAAATACTATAAATACGATATAATTACATTAATTACGTTAATTACGTTTATTCCAATTACTGCTGAGTAATACTACGAAAGTGCTAACGTTTTAACCATTTTGCCTATATATATTGTTTGCTTAAAATTAAGCACAGAGCCGCGCGCCGATACTCCGAACGCGATAAGTCGAGCCATCATTCGCATTCCAAAAGAACGCCCCCACAAGCGCTCCATTAGCCCAAGTACCGCCGAGCATGCCCACGAAAGCGCCAACGCCGTTTTGGTAAAAATAGTCTGCGTATCTCGAACTAGACGTGCCGAGTACCTCGGCGGGGAGAAATCCATAATCGAAGTTGTAATTTAATCCTGCTTTCGACATATATCCATTTACATTTGCTAGAGTCATTGCTTGCACGTAATTTCCCGTAAACACATCTGATACAAAACTCCCATTTATTTTACAGAGGAATGCATTGGTATTTTGAATATTGATACCGTCTACCCATTTCCAAATATTACCCCAGAAATTTTCGATGCCCCTGTACGAAACAGACACTAATCCATCTGTACCAGTAGCTCTGCCTGATTTATTACCAAGGGATGAAGTACCACCCGTAATTAAAGACATATTTGTAAGTGCATCATCGGCTATATTTACAACGCCTTGACCGATTGTAACCTGTGAATTTAAACTAGCATATTCTACAGTAAAGAGCATCTGTATAGCGCTTACTGCATTGAAATATTGTTGTTGCCATCCAGTACCACGATTATTCGCAAGTATTCTACTCATAGACAACGTTAAATTTTGAGTTAATCCAGAGCATGGTTTTGCGCCTGCAATACTGGATAATTTATCTCCGGTGGTTACTGTAAAATCTGCAACTTGTTGGTCTGTTAATAAATATGCTAATGCCGAAACATCGTATAATGAGCCTTCGTATGCTGATATATATTTTTTATTTACAGGGAAACCACTTGCATCATAAAACCATGGATGGCGTTTATAGCCTGCTAATGGTAACATGCTTATATAAGTTTCTACTGTATCTGCATCTACCTGAACACGACTGTAATAAAACGCTGGAACTTCCACCATTACCTGACCATTAGAGCCATTTTCGGTATAGCTTGCATCTCCATAATAGGCATTTACATTAAGGTTGTCAGCAAGGTTGCAACGTCTAATGCCTGCCCAAGGCATGATACTATCGAAATCATTGACACTTGGCGATATGTTTGATATTTTACCAACTGATGAACCTATACGAGTAATTGTATCCGTCGAATTGACGTGGCGGATTCCATAACGTGCTAAGCCTAATTGCGTTATATCTAACAAATGCGCATTAAAAGCAGCCGACAAACCAGGTTCGGTTAAAGTTGGAACACCGCCGTTTATCGTGCCTGTAAAATCCCCTGCTGGTGAAAGTTTTTTATTAACAGTAATATCCTGTTCTATTAATGCCGCGACTTCCCCTACTGAATCATTGACCTGCGTCCTTATTGCTGTTCCACTTACGGAAGGTGCAGGACTGTATATTGCATCTGTTAGCATTTTCGTTCTTATTATCATGTAATTTCCTCCTTGTAATAAAACAAGGACAGCCATTACTAAAATAAATATTCTTTTCATATAATTCACCTCACGCAAATTATAGATTAAAATAGCTTATTTTACAATGTTATCCTTGTTAATTTTAAACTATCTTATTAATTGTCCAATTTTGTACTGCCATCTCATAGTACCTATATTCATGTCCGTATTAATTTTTGTATTTCTAAACTCACAACCAAAATAGTTGATTCCTTTTTCGTATGGCGACAAAACAAAATCACTCAAAGGACCCGTTACATCCCACGTAAAATTATCCCATGAAAAATTATCCCACGAGAACGAACCGACATTGATTGATTCTTTTGTTGCTGCTCCGTTAAAGTCGTCAGATGTTATGTAGGTAACCTCATAAGAGGTATTAACATCACCACGAACACCAATCCAACCACGCATCACGTCAAAATCTCTTACCCCTGCTCCCATTTGCCGTATTGGGTATCTATAGATGGCGTTAATCTTTACACCAAAATCATTTATTTGTTTTTGAAATTTAACCGTCAATCCTGTTGTCCTATCACAATACATTAAAACATCATCAACTATCCAACTAGCAGCATTAATAGAATCAAAGTACCACCACGATAGCCGTTTTGCGCTTTCTTCTGGGTTGCCTGTATCGTAGTAAGGTGAGATAAAATAATCCCACAAATAAACCTTATTGTTAACACATAACCAATACTTACCGTTAAAATCAATGCTTGATGCTGATATTAGGTTTAATTCAGCAAGAAGTCTAGGATTGACATTCCTACTAATCGGGAATACATTTCTTTGACTACCTACTGCCGTTCCCACTAGGACATATACGCCATTGTGAGAGTTTAAAAACACAAGGTTGTTGTTTATATTCTGGATTGTATCAGGGCAATCACAGCCTATCTCTGAACTGATTGAGAAGGTATTGAATACACCTTTCGTTCCGTCATATGCGTAAGTCTCACCGTATATTTCGCGCTCTTTTAAAATACATAAAGTATCGTAGTGTTTGCCGAATCCTGTTATATTTTCATCTGTTAGCCCGATGATGTTATAATTGTTATAAGCGAAATAAGTCGGGTTAATTCCTGCCGTTGTGATTCCAGTCCAGAAGAAATAGCCTGTGCCGTTGCTACCAATAAATAGTCTATTATCGTTTTGACCACCGAACGGAATAGCAGCTAAACAATTTAAAATTGCATCAATATCCGCTTGAACTGTTTTAAAAGCCGTTATGATAACATTGTTTATGCCAACTGGTGGCGCCGATGAAAATGTAATTAGTCCTAAAGGGCGATTGACGGTGAAGTCTGTTCCCTCTGTTTTAGCTACACCACCTACGGTTATAATTACGGTAGTTGCATCTAAGTTAACATCGGTTAAAGTGTAAACCGTTGCTACATTGTTGCCGTGGAATTTATTAGTAAATCCTGCGCCCAGACGGTTGTAATTCTCGTTTGTGTCTCCAGCACCTGTTGGTGTACGGTTTATTATTACGACTGGTATGTAGGAAATTACATTGCTTGCCGTTGTGCCATCCCATACGATATATTTTGCTGCTTGTTTTAAATACAGCTTTCCATTAATTTTAAAGATTTTTGATTTACTTGCATTTAAGCCGCTAAATATAGCAGTCGAAACTCCTGTTACTGCATCTTGTTTGTATAGTTTTGTTCCGCAATGTTTGATATAGTTGCCCATGTATTTATATTTGTAAGTGCCGTAAGATATTGGCTCTACTATTTCGGCGGCATTTAGGTTAATTAAACCTTGACGGATGCCCAGTTCACCGTTTACAAAGTTCATGTTTAAGATATTAGGACTTTGATTCTCGTTTAACTTATACTCCTTCTCACAGAGGTTAATTCCACCATTCAGTAAAGAAGGTGAAGATGGCCAGAACTGTGGTGGTGGTTGGGATTGTATATTAAATTTAGTTGTTTTATATGCCATTTTTACCTCCTTACATTGAATAGATTGTTTGAATTGAAGTTTCTAGCATAGCCGTGCTATTTGTTATATTTTGTACTTTCTCACCAAATAAAGAACGCAACCATGCCGATAAAGCTTGATTGTCGGCTGTTGTAGCCATTATTCCTGCTTGAAGTACTACTAGGTCTATTGCTTTATCTTCAAGGTCTAAAAGCGTTGTGTCTGCATCTGTAGGCAATATAACTTTTGGGTATTTCCAGTAGTGAATATCAAAACTGCCAATATCGTAATAGTTGAGAATTACCTTACGGTTGTTTTCCCATTTAAACGCAATGTAGGCTTCATAGATTCGAGGATCTGATTTAATAATGACCGTATCAAAGCCTAAGAAGTCTGCCGGCATTGAGTATTCAACAAAAGAAGAATATACCTGTACATCTTCATCCGTTGGAAATGCGTAGGCATACAAGGCATAATTGCGGATATTGTAAGGGTATAACCCAGTAAAGGTCACCGTTACATTATCCGTGCTAGTTGCCCCTGTGTTGAACTTGTAAGCCGTAAATACTCGCTTAAGGGTATTGGTTATGGTTTTGGTTACTATGCCGTTAATTGCAATTGTGACTGTGCCTATGTTATCTATCTCGAAATACATAGACTTTGTACCGATTTGGGTATAAACCTTATTATTCCCGGGTAAATATTGTTTCACATCAAAACCATTAAATCTCCCTAATTGGTTGGGTATTGAGTTTTGTGTTACGGAAAACACTGCTGGTATTTTAACAAGCTGTGCTACATATGTTTGCGCTTCATTTAAAAAGTGGTTAAATTTGTCTTTGTAGTCTGCGTTTTTTGATTCAGGTATGGTTATTCCTTTGCGGGTAGCCTCATCTAAAAAACGAAGATAGAGTGCAAGGCAATATCCTTTAGTTTTCATTTAATCACCTACTTCTTTTTAGGTTTAGGATGGATTGTTTTGTAATGTGCCATCAAAAGACCTGCATTGTCTACCTTTTCACCACATTTTTTACACTCAAATGTTTTTATCTTCTCGATCTTTACTTTTTCAACCTTCTTTGTTCCAACTTCATCATGCCTGTATATATTAATAAGTTGTCTTATAATTTCTTTATCTTCTGTTTCAACTTCTCCGTTTTCATCAAATACGCATAATTCAAAGTGGTCAATCCTATTACCTACTGCCCTTTGGCGTATAATGTGTAAGTCTGGTATGTCTGAATAAAATCTCATATTCCCTCCTAGTAGAATAGGCGGCTTTTACGCCGCCATATCTTTGTTATGGTAATTGTATCAATGCCACACTGTCTGCTACTGTGGAAGTGATTGTAACCTTGCCTGTGGTCATATTCTTGAATCTCATAGAATCAAGTACTATACAATACACTTTATTTGCTACGGTTGTAAATACAAGGTCACCAATTGATGCCCTGATTCCTGTTCCTTTTGATACCGTAACCGTTGAAGCTGCTGCGGTTGATGCTAAGTACAAACACATTCTTTCATCAACACCACCCCATGGAATAGTACTTGGAACTCCTGCTCCTAATACCGTTAATACTCCTGCGACTGGTAGTGCGTCTCTCTTGCCGTTCAATACACTTATATCTGCCATTTGTTTTAATCTCCTTTATAATTTATTGTTTACGCTTCTAATGCTGGTGTAAGTGATAAACTTACCATTTCTTTAGGCTTAATTACTTTGGCACCGTACAACATAAGACCTTTTACTCCATCACCGAAACCAGCTTTTCCTATTTCGTATGCGGAGATTTTAGTTAACTGCTCAGCATATGCAATAGCTTCGGTTGTTCTTAGCAAACACTGGTTAATGTTGCCGGTTTTAGTGAGGTTATTAGACAAGTAAATGTCGCAACCTAAGTAAGATCCAACTTTTGCGTTTGCAAGAGTTTGACTATTATTTGTATCTTTTATAATTTTTGCAAGAATTAACTTTGCATAGATTAACGGAGATACTTCTAGTCTAATTTCTGTACCCTCTGGAACATCATTTTCATACAACTTTGTAAGTCCATCAACAATAACGCTAGTAATATTAAGACTTGTTACTGCTGCGTTTGTGATTACATTACCAGCTTCTGCATATTTAGCATAAATGAACTTATCCGCTAAACTGTTCTGTCCTAATCCTGCCTTGCGCATTGCCTCTTTCATTACGTCTGCATCACTTTGAACATCATCAACACTATCAACTATAAAGTTCCAGTATTTAGATTGTGTGATTTCGAGTAATGTGGACTGATCATCTATAAGCTGAGTTATCAAACCAGTGTCAAAGTTGTTTTTGGTGTAATCGTTGATATTGATATCGCCTATTGCCTTAATCTTGACACGATCGCCTAAATTCTTTATTTTTCCTTCATACTTTCTGTAACAACCCTTGATACCATTGAACTTTGGCTCTCTCTCTGTTAAAAACGTTGCATCCCATATTGTGGGACTAAAATTAGCTAAACTCATTTAATACCTCTCTCTTCTACCACTTTGAAGTGGATTTGTGTATATTAGTTAAATTCTTTCTGACATCTTCCTGCGACATTTTGTCAACTTCCTCTTTTGTGAAGAATGTTTGTGAGTTTTCTCCACCGCCAGACAAATTCCCGGGACTGCTTGCTTTGTTATCTGCTATCTTTCTTAAAGTGTCTTGCTGCTCTGTCTGCTTTGTTTTTGCGTAAAATTCCTTCTTGTTAGCAAGGAACACCGCTTCTGCAAAGGTTTTTCCGTTACTTACAAGGCTCATAACCTTGTCAACATTCGGAAGTTTTGCTATCTCAGCATCTGAAAAATCTTTAATATTAAGGTCGATTCCGCAATCTTTTAATTCAGTGTTTAACTCCGATAAAGCAGAAGCAATGTTCTTTTCTTGCCTTATTGAACTTAGTTCCTGAAAATCGGGGTCGCTTTTCTTCCATTCCTCAAATAGCGGCTTGACACTATTAGGGTCAAAACCATTCACTTCTTGGAATTGAGCGTTGTCTGCTTCTTCTTGCTGAGCAGCCATTGCTGCATCATAAGCGGCTTTAGTGTGGATTCCATGTTCAGAACCGAATAGCTTTGAATAAACTGCATCCTCTGCCTTAGTTGTGGATTCCTTTAAACGGTCACTAAAAGCCTGTGTCTCTGTTCTTTCTTGTTGTACAGGTGTTTGTATTGCTTCTTGTAAACCTTCGCCTGTAACCTGTTCTACCGATGTTGCGACTTCGGTTTCATTAGCA